CTAAATAGAAATAATTAGGGACAGACCAATACAGGAATTATACAGAATAATCAATATATTAGTTAATGAGAATGATTCTTATTTAGAAGACTAAAAAGGCGGCTGCGGAGGGAAGAACTCTAGAGCCCCGCCTATACAGAACTATAGAGATCACCCTATTGGTGTATAACAACAAATATATTTTAATTATTTAGCTAAATCTATTGACATTGACAAAGAAGTATGTTATAATACCTATATAGTTACAGAGAAACTAAGGAGTCTATGTACTAAGGAGTCTAAGCAACTCACTATAAGTTAATTTAGATTATAACTTAATTATTATACTTAGTATAACTTAGTTATAATTTAATTATAATACTTAGTATATACTTAGTATATTATATAGAACTAATTATAAAAAGAATAACTATAACAAGACTATATAGAGGGTTTGATGGAAAAAGAAGATGTTGTTATAAACTCTGAGGATTGTTTAAAACCCGTTAAGGGTAAAAAGGGACGTCCGAGGAAAGCAGTTATTGAAGCCGCTAAGAATCGCAATAAGGGTGTTGTAGGAAGACCAAAGGGCGACAACAGTAGGATTGCTGAGTTCAAAGCTCGTTTGATGGGCACTGCTGGTGATAAGATTATGACAACGCTTATCAACAAAGCTCTGAACGATGAAGACAAAGATCAGATGGCAGCTCTGAAGTTGTGTGTTGATAGGTTGTTACCAATGAGTGCTTTTGAGGCTAAGAAGAATAATAATATGATGCCTCAGATATCAATCAACATAACTGGAATCAATGAACCTGAAGTTGTTGGTGAAATGATTGAAGCTGAAGATGTTGATTACATTGTAGAGGAAGACGATGAAGGACAGTAAATTAACTAAAGCAGGTGTTTCAGGTTATAACAAACCTAAAAGAACTCCTTCTCATCCAACTAAGAGTCATGTTGTTGTAGCCAAAGAAGGTGACACTACAAAGACAATTAGGTTTGGACAACAGGGTGTTAGTGGTTCTCCTGAAGGTACTGCTAGGAATAAAGCCTTCAAAGCTAGACACGCTAGTAATATCTCTAAAGGCAAGATGAGTGCTGCTTACTGGGCAGATAAGGTAAAGTGGTAATATGACAACTCTAAACTTTAAACTCTTGTCTTGGCAAAAGAAAGTCTTTGCTGACACAACTAGGTTTAAAGTTGTTGCAGCAGGTAGACGTTGTGGTAAATCAAGACTTGCTGCTGTGACACTTCTAATTAATGCTTTAGAGTGTCCTATCCAGATAGTCTCCGAGGTGTTTCATTAACTTATTTGGTTATGGACGAAGTTGCCTTTATCAAGTTAGACGTTTGGGAGAAAATCCTTCGAGCTTCGTTATCTGACAAAAAAGGTAAAGCTTTATTCATCTCTACTCCATCAGGTCGCAATTGGTTCTATGATATCTTTTCTTTAGGACAAGAAGAAACTGATGAAGAGTGGAAGTCATGGCACTTCACCACCAAGGACAATGAAACCATTGACCCTAAAGAGGTTGATGCAGCTAAGAGAACACTATCAACATTCAGTTTTAAACAAGAGTATGAAGCCTCGTTTGACAACGCTGGTTCTGACTTGTTTAAAGAACAATGGTTAAAGTATGGTGATGAACCTACTACTGGTTCTTATTACATTGCTGTAGACTTGGCAGGGTTTGAAGACGTAGCTAAGAGTGTTACCTCTGCTGTAAAGAACAGACTTGACCAAACTGCTATTGCTGTTGTTAAGGTGCATGAAAAAGGTTGGTGGGTTAAAGAGATTGAGTATGGTCGCTGGGACGTTAGAGAAACTGCTGTAAAGATTCTAAATGCTGCTAGGAAGTGTAAGACTACTTGTTTAGGTATTGAGAAGGGTGCATTGAAGAATGCTGTAATGCCTTACCTTAATGACCTGATGAGACGTAACGGAGTATATCCTCGTATTGAAGAACTGACTCATGGTAATCGTAAGAAGACTGATAGGGTTATGTGGTCACTACAGGGACGCTTTGAACACGGTAGAATTGTACTTAACAAAGACGGTGACTGGAAGACATTTACTGACCAATACTTAATGTTTCCTCATCCACAAGTGCATGATGACTTGTTAGATGCTCTAGCTTACATTGACCAAATAGCTTCTACTCCATTTGATAATTCAGATTACGAAGATGATGAGTGGGAACCAATTGATGTTATTATTGGCTACTAAATATATAGGACTAATAAAGTCAGAGACTCTGAGCGTAGTCGTCTTATTAGCCCTGCTCTCCAGCAAGCTATTGAGACTCGCCAATCAGAAATCTCTGAAGCTGTGTTTGGTAAAGGTGAATTCTTTGATGTTGTAGGTGACCCTGAAACATCTATTATTGTCCGTAACAAACTTCACGAGAGTTTTAAGAAGGACAAGATTCGCAAGTCAATAGAACATATTGTTTTGATGGCTGAAGTATTTGGTACTGGTATTGGTGAAATTGTTGTTTCTGAAGTGTTGGAGAAAACACCAGAATCAAGACCAATGGAGATGACTGACCTTGTAGCTGTTGGTGTTACTGAAGATACTCGTTTTAAAGTAACTCTTAAGCCAATCCATCCTCGTAACTTCTTTATTGACCCTAACGCTACTTCAGTTGAGGATGCCTTTGGTTGTGGTTCTGAAGAGTTTGTTTCAATCCACAAAGTTGTTAAGATGATTGACGAAGGTGTTTATCGTCAAGTAGAAATTACTCCGATGGGTGACGATACTCGACTTGCACCAACTCAGGAAACTATTGAGTATTCTGATGACAAAGTAAAGCTTGTTAAATACTTTGGTCTTGTTCCTTCTAAGCTTATTGATAGCGTTGATATGGACGCTGATGAAGCCTATGAGGACTTGTTTGGTGAGGATGAGGGTAGACTATACGATGAACAGTATGATGACCTTGTAGAGGCTATTGTAGTCATTGGTAACGATTCTGTACTGCTTAAGGTAGAACGTAGTCCTTACATGATGAGTGATCGTCCTATTGTAGCTTATCAGAGCGATGTAATGCCTAATAGGTTCTGGGGTCGTGGCACTGCTGAAAAAGCCTACAATATGCAGAAGGCTATTGATGCTCAACTGCGTAGTCACTTTGACAACCTAGCTCTTACCACAGCCCCTATGATGGCTATGGATGCCTCTAGGATGCCTCGTGGCATGAAGTTTGAAGTACGTGCAGGTAAATCTATTCTGACTAATGGTAACCCAGCAGAGATTCTGATGCCGTTTAAGTTTGGACAAGTAGACCCTGCTAACTATCAGACTGTTCAAGACCTTGAGCGTATGCTTTTGATGGCAACTGGTACTGTTGATTCAGCAGGAATGCCTAGTGCTGTTAGTGGTGATGCACGTTCAGGCGCAATGTCAATGGCTTTGTCTTCTATTATTAAGAAGAATAAGAGAACTCTTGTTAATTTTCAAGAAGATTTCTTGATTCCATTGGTTCAGAAGTCTGCTTATCGGTATATGCAGTTTGACCCTAAGAATTTCCCTGCTAAAAACTTTAACTTTATACCAATTAGTACAATGGGTATCATGGCTAGAGAGTATGAACAGCAGCAATTCATTGGTTTGTTGCAGACACTTGGCCCAGATAGTCCAATTACTCCATTAGTTCTTAAGGGAATCATTTCTAACTCTTCATTGTCTAACAAAGAAGAATTAGAACAATCTCTTACTCAGATGTCTCAGCCTAATCCACAACAACAACAGATGCAACAAGCTCAAGCACAGATGCAATTGGCTCAAGTTGAAGCCCAAACTGCTGTCTTCAAAGCTCAAGCTGCTGAACTTAATGCTAAAGCTGCTCAAAACATTGCAAATGCTCAGAAATTGGCGATGGAAACTGATTTGTTACCTCAGAAAATGAAGATTGAGGAAATCAAAGCAATTAATACTAATCTTCCAGACTCTGAAGAAGACAAAGCTTTCGAGAAACGTATAAAGATAGCTGATTTGTTGATTAAAGAAGAGAATGTTAAGAACTATACTAAGCAATTAGATATGCAAGATAGGCATGAACAGTCTCGTTTAGATGTTGAACGTGCAAAACTCTATAATGTTAAGGAATAATAATGGTAACTAGAAGTTCAATACACGTTCCCTTCGTTGGGGACGGTCAGTACCACAATACTGCAACAGTGTTGGTAAACAAGGATGGCACAGAATATGAAATACCTATTTTTGCTCTTGGCGATCCTAATAATGCTGATTCTATGGTTGGTATTACCAATAATCGCTTGGACACTCGTTATCTATCAAGTGTTACAGATTCTATTGCAATCACAGGATCAGTAACCACTTCAGGTAGCGTTGCAGTAACATCGTTACCTGCCATTGCAATCACTAACACTAGTTTTAACGTTACTAACCTTACAGGTACACCATTCTACAATGCAGGTACTGGTGGTGGTACAGTGGCTCTGACAGGTGGTAAGAAGCTCTTGGGTGTCACTGCGTATGCTAAAGGTGCTGATGGTACCATGACTATCAATGGAGGCGATACAATCACTATCCGTAGTGGTCTTACCCTCTCCTTCTCCCCTCTCGGTAACTATGTAAACCCTACTATTGTGTTCTCTGCTGCTATTGATTATATTGTAGAAGGAGTGTCATAATGCCAGTACGCTTCCTTGGAGGCGGTGGGGGAGGGGGCACTGATGTTCGTACTATCATTGCAGCCCCTACCCTAACTACCGTTACTGCAACAACAGAAACACCAACGTGTGTTTGGGCTATACCTGCTAATTACTTGTTAGCTAAGGATAGTGTGTTCATTAGTTTAGCGGGTACAACGGCACTTGCTACAAATACAAACAGACCTATTTATAGAGTACGTATAGGCTCTACAGGAACCACAGCAGATACATTATTGTTTAGTACAATGTTAGATACAACTAGTTTGTATGCTGGTGTTACAAATGGGAATGTGCTTCTTGAAAATCTTATTTATTTTCCAACAATAGGGGCAAGTGGTGCTTGTGTTTCTTGCGGTAAAGTAAATAACTATAATAATGATAACGGTAAAGACATAACAGCAGCTAATGGAACTAATCAAACAAATAAAACAGTAGACACTACAGCAATTTTGTATATTTCAGTTAGTGTGTTTTTTGCGGCTGCTGGTAATACATTTACTCCTGAAGTTCCTTTTATTTCTTTCTCTCTTTAAGGATATACTATGCCAGTTCAATTCTTAAGTGGTGGAGGTGGTACTTCTGATGTGCGACAGATATTTGGCAATCCTGTTTTAGCAGATTGTTATTTTATAGGTTCTTCAGGTACTGGTGGACAACCTGCTAATCAGGTAGCTATTAAATGGACAATTCCTGCTAATTACTTACAAGTTAATGATTGCTTATGTTTTGCTACTCTTATTAAACGATTAGCAGGCGGCACAACTCAAGGAACTACTTGCTTTACAACAATTCAAATTAGACTAGGTACTACTGGTACTATTACAGATACTTTGGTTGCTCAGTTAGTACCGCAAATACCATTTGGAACTAATACACCAGAAGCTGCTGTTTTTGCTAAAGGTTTAATTAATGTTACCTCCATTGGCGCTAGTGGTACTTGTATTGCTAATGCTAACGGGTTAAGCCCTTATGGTAGTGTTGCTGGGTTTACAAACGGTGGCTCTAAAACAATAGATACAACATCTACTTTGTACTTAACTGTTTGTTTAAGTGTTACTATAGGTGGAAATACTTATAATGTAACTTTGTCGCCTTCTGGTTCTGCTCTTTGTGTTAGTTTTTAAGGATATACTATGCCAGTTCAATTTATAGGAGGCAGTTCAGGAGGTACTACAGATGTCAGAACAACATTTGCAGCACCTGTTCTAAATGATGCCTTAGCAAATACAACAACTATTGTTGCTCAGTATGAAATACCTGCCAATTACTTAACAACTAACGATTTACTTAATATAAAGTACATTGCTCAATTTAGCTCTGGAAATTCCGGTGTAGTTCCTATAAATTTTTATTTAGGTTCTACAGGAACAACATCAGATACTTTAATAACTGTAGATTCTGTAAGTATTCCTGTTTATCGCCTTGCTGCTAGTAATTATGGTCAGGTGTATTTAAACGCTTCTATTTACTTTTATTCTGTTGGGGCTAGTGGTTTAGCTACTGCACGTTTTGATAGCACTACTAAAACATCATCAACAACAGGCGGTATAAGTATCACATACGGTTTAAATACTAATAATGCAACAGTGGATACTACACAAAAACTTTATATATCATTAGTTGCTGTTACACCAACAACGGCTGCTATTGACACTTTAGGTTCCTATATTAGCGTAGGTTATTGACAAAACATAATAAGTATGATATAATACACATTATTATAAAATATAATGTAAGAGGTAACATGAATAAGAAGTTAGAAGTTTATTACGAAAATCAGTTTGAAGTATTTTTAAAACAAGGGTGGAAAGATTTTATGGAGGACATTAAAAACCTTCAGTCCACTATGACAATAGATTCAGTAACTAATGAGCAAGAACTATACTTCCGCAAGGGGCAAAAGGATATTCTCTCATGGCTACTGTCTCGTGAATCATTTCATTCAGACGCTTACGAGCAACTTCTTAAGGAGGAAGACGAGTATGCGGAGGATGTATGAATTTCAATGTAACGAAGGGCACATTACAGAACGGCTATGTCGATTCGAAGACATAACGACAACCTGTAGTACCTGTTCTCAGGCTGCTGAGAGAATCATCTCAACCCCTCAGATTTCTCTAGAGGGTGTGTCCGGTGATTTTCCGGGGGCTAAATTTAAATGGGAACAAAAACACAAACAACATTTGAAGCGTAATGCTTCTTAATCCTACAATCGTTGATACGACAGGAGAAATATAACATGGCTGAATTTTTTGAACTTAATGATGATATTGAAGGTACTGATGACTTGCCTGAGATTGCCACTACAAAGGTGGACAACATTCCAGATGAGCTAGACGACCTGCCTGAGAAGTATCGTAACAAATCTGCTAAAGACCTAGCACGTATGCACCAAGAAGCTGAGAAGCTAATTGGGAAGCAAGCGCAGGAAGTAGGTGAGGTACGAAAACTTGCAGATGAACTCATCAAAAAACAACTCAATACTACGCCAGTACAACAAAAACAGGTAGAGTTAGAACTAGACGATACCGATTTCTTTGTAGACCCTAAAGCAGCAATTTCAAAAGCTATCTCTCAACATCCTTCGATTGTTGAAGCTAGAGATTCGGCAGAACGAATGAAAAGGATGGAAGCTCAAAAGACTGTAGCTACTCTGCATCCAGACTTTCAAGAACTCGTTTCTGACCCTAACTTTGTTGATTGGGTTCAATCCTCCAAAATCAGAACACAGTTGTATCATCAAGCTGATGCTTACGATGCTGATGCTGCCAATGAATTGTTTTCGACCTATAAAGAACTAAAAGGCGTTAAACAGAAACAAGCAGAAACTGAACTTGGAACACAAAGAAATAAAGCACTGAAGGCTGCTGATACTGGTAACGGTGTTGCAACCACAAGTGAACGGTCTAAGAAGGTTTATAGACGAGCCGATATTATCCGTTTGATGAACACTGACCCACAACGCTATGCTGCTTTGCAAGATGAAATCATGTTAGCATATAGTGAAAATCGGGTTAAATAAAATTGTATAAATTAAGGAGCTTTAAAAATGGCATCATTTGACGTAACAAGCAGTAACACAGTAACAAAAACCCGTGCCGATAAATT